TGCCTCTGCATCACGGGTTTTGTAGCTGGCAATGCCCTTTTCATAGTCAGCATCACGCTGGGCAATTGCTTGCTGTAGCTCGCTTGGGGCTTTCTCCCAATGCTCTTTTAACTCGCGCCGCAACGATTTTGGCATTTCTGCCATCTTCGGGGCTTCGGTCTTCTCAGTAGGGAATTTGGGGTCTGTGGCTTTGGCTTCTTTCGCCTCTCTAGGCGCTCTTGCAAGACGGGGCGGTTTGTCCTCCGTCTGCTTCATTGCCTCGCGGATCGTATCGGCACGGCTGGGTTCAGCCTTGACTTCTACTGCTGGCGCTTCTGGTGCTGGTGCTTCTGTTGTGTCGGGTGCGACAACTTCATTTTCCATCACTTCATCCTTTTCATTTGTTCCAAAGTCATCTTAATCATCTCTTTGCGCTCTGGCATTGGCCTGTTGTGCAGGCGGTTTGCCATTTCCACATTCAGCCCACTCATCCGCATTGGGGCAATCGGTGCGCCTGGCCGGTCAAACTCTTGCACTGTGGCGACCTGACCCTTCAGCCGTTCCCGCTGAACTTCCTTTTTCCTGTTCCACTCTTGTTGAGCATACTTTACATCAGAATGCCCCATTTCGATGCTGTCTGTGGTCTTTAAATGCTCCCGCCACTGCTTGCGCCCTGTAATCATGACCCCATCCGGTGATCGAAACGGCTCAATGTCGCCCATCACAGTGGTAATTGTCTCGCTTTGATATGTGCCGACCTCGTAAGGTTCGCTGCCATCAGCAGGGTATCGCCATGTGGTTTTCAAAGTTGTCCAATCAAAAGTTCAATGTCTAATTCGTCCTGATTATCATCAATTTGCTTTTTAATTGCGTTAATTTGTTGCAATAATGAATCGTAATCTGCATATTTAGCCGCTGCTACAGCAATTGTTTTCTCTGGGCTGCTGGTTATTTGCTCTATTTGCTCTGGCGGCAGGCCAAATAATTCCTCTTGCAGCTTTAAACGCCTTTGTTTTTCAGCCTTTAAATCGCTTTGCCACTGTTTATCTCGCGTCTTTTCATCGAAGCCAAAGTGACCTCCTAATGGCAGTTCAGACACTGGTGGATCAACACCATCCCAGACGGCTTCATCCCATACACCCGTGTCCCAATAGTTAGCTGACAACTTCCACGCCTATGGCCTTGCCATCTGGCCCTCTAACAATGCGTTTAGGGGCAGAAAGTCTTTGCATAGCCATGCCTATGTTTTGCATAGAGTCCCCGTGCATGTTTGCCATCTGGTCGTGCATCATGGCAATCTTGTCCATTGCCGTCAAAATCGTGCCGCCCAGCTCGTTGGTTATTTGTGCAGCCGCCGCTTCAACGACTGGTAAATCGACTCCAGGGTTGCTGCCAATCCTTGCAACCATAATTTTGGTCGCTGCGTCCAGCTCTGCTTTCCATCGTTCATATTCTTCCTTCCCTGCCATCTCTCTGGCCTTAATTTGCATTTCGGTTTGTTGCTTAACAGTCTCAAACTCAGATTTCATCTGCGCTATTTGCATTTCTGACTGAATCTTTGCTTGCTGCATTTGCATGTCAAAGTCAGCACGGGCTTGCGCCATCTGCATTTCTGTTTGCATTTTCATTTGGTCTGACTGCACTTGCGCTTGCATCTTCATTTGCTCAGACTGACCCAATGCCTGCATCTTCATCTGTTCTGGATCGGGTGCTGGTGGCTGTTGGGCAGCTTGGTCTGCCTTGTCTTGCAGCGCTTTCATAGCCCGTTCAACAGCCGATTCCAGCCCCCTGCCAGCTTTAAACCGGCGCACTAAAAACAGCAGCATTTCTGAGGCCATAGGCAGCGTTTCAGGCGCAGCGCCTACCATTGGCATGGCTTCACGCAAGAACAGCCCAATGGCTTGGACAGCCTCTTGTGCGCCTTGCTTTTCTGCCTGTTCGTCAATCTGAGCCAAGCTGTCAGCCTCGACTGCAATGTGGAAGTCGCGGATCGTGCTGTTCGACAGCATCTGGATCGCAGCTTGCAGCATTTGCGGGTCTTGACCATCTGGCGTGTTCATCACGCCCGACATCTCGACAATTAGCTCAGGCGGGTAAAACTTACAGATAATTTGCGCTTTGAGCTTAAAGATGTCTGTGGCAAACCGAGCCACTTCGCCCTGGCTGCTTCTCAATCGCAGCGAGCCAAAGTTAGCCTTGAGCTGCTGTGCGCCCAAAGTCTCCTGTGCCTTGGATGCGCCGCGCAGAATGTCCGAAATGCCCATAATTTCGTAAATACTCTGTTTAACCGCCTCACGCGCTGCATATAACTGTTGCAGCGTCAAGACGATCTGCGAGGTGTCCATCATGTCGATAGCACCCTTTAGCCCGCCCTTCTCACTCATCGCAGCCCAAGAAGTCACAGGGAACATCTTGTTGTCAATGCCCTCTGTAAACAACCGACCCAGCTCCTTAAACTCAGCGTTAAACACACCGACCACCTTGCAGGCTTTGGTCAGCATATAGATGCGCTGCGTCAAGTTGTCTAGCTCTTGCGCTTGGTCTTCATATTCGCAATAGTCAGGAACAGGGATCATTGTTCCCGTGGTTGTTGTAGCCACCAAAGGCCGAGGACATGGGAAAAAGCCTTCCAGCTCTAGCGGGTCATCACGCTCATCTAACGACTGTGGATAGCCCTTGGCAACCCAGCACACCTTAAAAGTGCGTTTGTTCCAGATTTCAAAGACCTTGGCCTTTTTCTCAAAGGTTGTCTTGACTGTCTGCTGATTCTTTCCGTCATCGTCTGTGTTCTGGTCAGTCAGGCCGACATTCTTAAACACATCGCCAAAGCGCTCCACACCCTCATCGCGGGTCATGTAGACGGCACGGGCTACCCACCAAACTTCATCCCATGTCCGAGCTGGGCTGTGCAGGAAGTCGCTCCAGTACACATAATCAATTGGGCTGTGGGCAGAATCAATTGACTCGCCCGATTCTTGGACATTGGAGACTTGCGGTTCTTCACCTTCGGCTAGCTCGACTTCGGGTGCTGGCTCACCTACGATTACAGGCTCGTAACGAATCCAGACTGTGCCTCGACCTGGCAACAGCCGGTCTTGCACAGCGTTAACCATTGCGCTGTCAAAGTCGTTAAATTGCGTTGTTTCATATTCGATTACGCGCTCCAGCATGGTGGAAGCCAAGCGCCCTACAGGGTCTTGATCCATATACCGGCGGGAGACTTCAGGCTTCGCTTGCCGTCCGTACAGAGAAGGCATCAGCACTTGGATGTTTGACCAGAGGATGTTGAACTTCATCCGTGGCATCTCAACCGCATCGCGCTCATCGCGGTATCGCTTAACAATCTTATGGCCTCGCCTGTCCCACTTGTCAAAGACCTTCTCAGCGTTTGCTAGTTGGTCGTGCCAATACGGGCCAGGGTCTTCGCCCTCGTAAGCGCCTGTGTCTTCGTAAGCCATTAGAAGCCAGCGGCAAAGAAGAAGGTTATATCCATTGTGCCGCCCTCAGTGAAATGCAGGCTTGTGCCTACAGTCGCTGGGAATCGGTGAAAGCCTATGGCTGGCGTGATCGTGCCACAAATGACTGTGCCGCTTGAGCCTCCGTCTTTAAGCACCACAGTGCCTGAGCTGGTGCTGTTGACGTAAAACCCAAGAAGCTGGCATGGGCCTGTGGTTACATCGCCTGTTGCGGTCATGTTTTTGTATGCACCGACTTCTGCTACTGGCTGGCTCATATGCGCTCCTGTTTGTGAGTGTTCTCAAAGTCCCACATCTCATCGAGAGTAATGGTTTGCAGGGTTTTGCCTTTGGGCGGCGTAACGTCTTTGTTCTCTTGTCGATATGCCACTGCTAACATTCTAAACGCATCTGCTGGATGTGAGCACCAGTCATGACGGGGATTTTGCCTAAATGTCTTTTTGTCCTCATCATATTCCCTTTGGTACTGTCTTAGTGCTTCCAGCCCCTCATCGCAAGAAGGGTCAAAATAGCAGTTGGGCAAGATCATCCGCACCGCCTGAATGCCGTCTTGTACCCCAATTTCAGGCACAATTGCCAACTTTGCCATGCCGCCCAAGTGCGCCGCCAGTTGCTCAACAATTGACTTACCGCCCGAGGCCAGCGTCTTGGCCCTTGCGTCATGGGGCAAATAGTGCTTGGTGTAGCGGTAGCCCTTGTCAATGACCACCTGAGCAATTTCCTCAATACTTGCGCCTGAGACTGCGTAGTAATCCATAACCCTGATCTCGCCCCTGACCACCTGATAAAACCAGACCGCCGTGTCATCTCTGTAACCCAAATCCCATGCACTAAAAACAGGGCTTTCAGGATCAAAGGGTAATTCCCTAATACGCCCCTGTTCATCAGCCAAACGCATCTCTTGGCCGTAGAAAGCCCCGAGGATGGCGGCATCAAAGCTGCACTCATATTCTTGGTCGTATTGGTCTTGGCTTAGCTGATCCTGTGCGTCTTTTAGCTCAGAGTCAGGCAGCAGCTTGGATATGGAGGCTGGCAGGCGGGTCAGAAACCAGCCTGGCGTTGCTTGGCTGACCCTGTAAATGTCGTGAAACTGGTTCTTGCCCTTGGGAGTGCCGCCAAACACTGCCCAGCCTAGCCGGTCTGACAGCGTTGGCCGTATGACATTGCCCCAGACGCTAGGCTTAAAGTCGCCGTATTCGTCAAGGAAAACCCCGTTAAAGCCCAATCCCCGCATGGCATCAGCGTTGTCTGAGCCAAACAGCATGATCTTTGAGCCGTTAACCAGCTCGACCAGCAAATCAGCTTCGTTGGTGTTTTTGGTGATCGGAGCTGCGTAATGCTTGAGATAGTCCCATGCAACCCGCTTGGCCTGGCTACGGAACGGGGCAATGTAGGCATATTGCGCCATCCTGTTGCCTTCAGTGATTGCCCGTTTGATGATGTCGTTGATGGCTGCGACTGTCTTGCCAGCCCTTCGGTGAGCCACTAAACAAGCCCATCGCTCTGTTCTGTTGTGGAACGGCATGAATGCGTCCCGTGGACTGTAGGGAAGGACTACTTCCCGTTTGCCCATGTGACCACCATTTCAATTGGGCCGTCATTTGCGCCTGTAACTTCTGTCCTTGCCAGCTTGGGTACATGGTACTCAATCACAGACTGAAACAGCTCAAATGCCTTGGCTGGGTTTGGCTTAACATCATGGGCTGGATCGCCGTTAGCGACTGCATCAAGCCACTGGGCTAGTCTAGGTGCGTTATCGTCAACAAACAGCGCTATGGCCTCTCTAGCCTGTGCTGTGAGCTTGTTAGGAACACCCGCTGTTCTCCCGCCATACTTGGGTCTAGTTTTAACTACTTTAGATTCTTTTGTCATGCCAAAGCCTTTGCTAATTCATTTTGGATAGAAGCAATTGGCTGGCCTTCCTGAATGGCTTTACGCATTTCTGGCGTGATGTCAAGGTAGCGCACTGTTTCCTTTGTATCTGGTGTTTGGTAAAAACTTTTGCCAGCTTTTTCAATTGTTCCTTTTTTACCAATTGTTGTCTCACCCACCTGTGCGCCGTATTTCTTGCCTTGTTTGTTAAGGAAAGCAGGGTAAATCTCATCGTAGTATTTCTTCATGCCCTCGCCGCCAACTTTTAAGGCATCGCCGCTATAAACATCAGTGCCAGCGGTTTGGCTTTGCATAGTTGTAGCCAGGTCTTTGCCCACATAGTCAGCCAGCTTGTCAGAGGCGATATTCTTGCCAATGCTTTGCTGCGTCCCACCACCTACCAAAGTGGCATCCAAGTTAAATGAGCCATCTGGGTTGCGCTTGGCAATGACTTCATCTACTTGCTTGGCAAGGTTGTAGCGCTCTGCTTGCTGCGCCCCCGTTGTAAGGCCAATCCTGTCGTAGCCCTTGTCCACCGCTTCTTTTAGCGCCCGTTTCAGCGCCAGTTGATGCCATGTGTCTTTGAAGGGGGCGTCTGGGACACCGCCAGCAGATGTTGCATTTAATTCATTTATAACGCCATTGATAGCACTTTGTTTGTTGTAATCTTTATTAAGAACAACGCCTGGATTGTTGTTGTCTCTAACAACATACATGGTGTCGCCATCAATTGTTTTAATTTCTTGTACAAAATAATTATCAGGCAATTCTTTTAGTGTTCCTTTTCCTTGGTAGCCCCTTTCCCGCCCAGCCTGATGCCAGTCCGACTGCACTTCCTCAATCAGCAGCATCTTTTTGCCGTCAGCGTCTATGCGATCATTAACCCGCATGTGGGCCAAAATGTTGGGTTCGTCAAAGTGGCTTGACCTGTATTCCGGTGCTGCTGAAGCGTTTCTAGCTTGCGCTGGCATTGCGTTTGTAATTTCTTGTTGTCTTACAGAATTTAACTGCGCCCATTCTGGCTCGCCTCCGCGCTTAACAAATTGCGTGTAATAATTTTCTGCTGCTTTGCTTGCCTCCATTGGCTTGTTGGGCAAAGTCAACAAAATTTCACGATAGTTCTCACCGCCTGGCAGTTGATAACGCTCGTATTTGGTAGGTGATATTGTTTTATTTATTTCGTTTATTTGTGTATCAAGTGCTTGTATTTGCACTTGATTATTTGATACAGTATTTCTTACCTGTGCATAAGATATTTTTCCTTCTTCAAACTGAGATTTAGCATCTGCAATATTGTCAACAAGTCCTTTATATTTATCACTTAATGCATCTCTTGTTGTTTGCATTTCTGGGCTTAAAGCGCCACCCAACTGCCTCTCCTGCACATTGATGCGATTGCCAGCAATGTAGTCTTGCACTTCCTGTCGGGTTACATTGGGTTTGCCCCTCAAAAACTCATCAAGCCCCATCGTTTCCATTTCGTATTTTTTAACATCTTGGCCTTTTGCCAGATCGTTTAAGAATGACTCGCCGCTGCCCTGCTTGCGGGGAATGTTAAGGGCTTGCTGTTCTACTGCGCTGTAAAAGCCCAATGGCGACACTTCCGCTTTTGGTTTGGTTGTTATGTTGCCAAGCAGGGACGGCTGTTCTGGCATTACGCCAGGCATCAATCCTTGCCGCTGCAAATAGCCTTCGGTCATTCGCGCAGCCGTTGGCGCAAGCGCTTTAGCCCCCGCAACCCCTGCCCTAACCAATGGCGCTGGGTTTAACGGCACAAACGATGCAGCCTGACCCGCAACCTCACCGGCTCTGGATGTGGGCGCTAGCGGCATTGTTTTAAGGAAATGCTCTGTGTCAGGGTACTTGTCTTGGCCCATCACGCCTTGCATGGCTAACTGAGCAGCCCTGACAGGCGTAAATGCAATTGGCTGGTTAACAACATCACCAAACATTCCCAACAGGCCAGCCGTGCGCCCCCGCATTACATCCACAGGCAAATTGGCAGCATCTTCTGGATTGCCGTAGTTGCCCCTAAAAGCCTTGGGATAGATGCCAAACGCAGGGTTTAACGCTTGGGCAAGTTCTTGCTCCGTTGCCATTTCAGCTCCTTGGCGTGTATTTGCCTGCGTTAATTTTGCCTAGCATGCCTTCGCCGTATTTTCTAACTGCTGCTTTTTTAATGACAAATTCGCCGCCTTGTAAAGCGCCGTAGCCGTCATCTGGGCCTTTAGGGTCTGAGCCTTTGAGTCGGTTTTTTGTGACCTTGCCGCCCTTGGCCCATCCATCGCCGCCGCCCTCAGTTCCCATCCCACTTGATGTGCCATCAGCGTTTGATGCACTGTTGTCGCTGGCATTACTTACTGTTGATCCTGCTGCCGCCTCTGCATCAGCAGCCGCCGCTAGTCCAGCCGCTTCATTTGTGGCAGCATTGGCAGCGCCACCAGCCGCAGACTCTGCGTCAGCAGCCGCCGCTAAACCGGCTGCGACATTGTTGTTCTGTTGCGCCACCGCCGCTGCATCAGCAGCTACTGCCAAACCTGGATCAAAGTAATTCTCTGGAGCGTAGCCGTATGTTTGTACATTTTGCTGAGCTACAAAACTAGGATATAAAAGATTTTGCAACATGCCCAAAGATGAAAAACCAGCCGCTTTTTGACCCAATTGCGTTATGCCTGCCATTAATGGATTTTGAGAATAATAAGATGCTTTTTCTGCATCTGATTTGTTTGACCAACCCGAGTTTGGATTGGAATAAGCATCACCACCTGAATCTTGCGGCAACCCATAGCCGATTAACTTTGGCGTGTTTCCAAGCAAAGACGGCTGAGTTTGACCCATTGTTGGGTTTTGTAAAAAGTTTGGCTCGTATGGGTTTAACGCCTGAGCTAATTGCTGTTCAGTCGCCATCTTGCTCTTTCATGTTAATGAGGCCGTTAAGCATTCTGCTTTTAGTGCTGTGCCAAGGCTTGCTGTGGTCGCAGTCCTTGTAATGAAAAAACTCCGGTATGCCCAGAGTGTAGTGCGCTATCTTGGCATTTGGGTTGTCTTGCTCTCCTACAAGCACATTCCATTGTTTAGGCAGCTCACCAATCAGGGAATCGGGCAGCCAGGTAAACCGATGCAAGTCACTGCCGCTGTGGTCATCAATGTAGTCTGGGGTTAACACATTGTTCCGAGGATGCTCACAATTCCACAGGATCAGGCTTGACCAGTTCTTCCTTGGGTAGTCCTCGTTCTTGGCCTCCATAGGCGTGTTAATGTACTTTCTAGGGTGCTGGGTCTTGTAGTCGTGTTTAACGACCTGTACAGCCTTTGTGGGGTCAAATAGCTTGTTTAGCTCATCTATGTCGCCCAGCATCAGCATGTCTGAGGCATCCATGAAGATTGCCTTGCCCTTGAACCCTGTGAAATACGGGACTAGGAATCTTTGATAAATGAAGGCGTTTGAGCCGTCCCGCTGCTTGCCAAAAAAGGGAGTGATCGCTATTGGCTCTTTGGTTCGCTCAATTAGGCTTTGACAAAACACATGAAAGCCAACAGCTTCCCTAGGGTCGTAGCCACCAAAGATACGGATCATTTTAAGTTTCCCATGCTTAATTTTAGCATTTCCCATAGGACAAGCCAAGCGGATGATACCCCCGACTTCAGCCATCTTTTACGACTACTGCACCCATAAGGGCTAGGTTCAATTTCCAAGGCGACCATCAAGCATGGCCTAAGCTCCACATCACCACGTTTGCCTTGTTCCTGAGATACCCCTAGCAAGTTCTCGCGCTGGCTTGTCAGTAAGCGCATCGCTTCACTCGATAGCCACCACGACATTGGTGCATTGTTTCGTCATCAGCAATCGGCACTGGACGCAGAAAAGCCACTTTCTACTGCGTTCTGATGCCGACACATCAGTCCCCTCTAAAGGGTAACGCATGAGAAAATGGCCTCATGTCTGTCTTGTGTGTCGGCACTTGACAAGCAAATTATAGATCAGCCGGTAAAGGAATGTCAACAGGCCAAACAGATCGCAAACAATTAACAGTCTTGCTGTGGGCTTTCTGCCACTTCTCTATTCTTTCTTCTTTGCTTAACTTTGATCCTTGGTCGATCTCATAGTGGCATCTGAGGCACAAAGCAGCGACCAGGTTGTCATCAGCCTTTATGCCCCTGCCTTTGTGACCGCCCCAATTGGTGTGGGCAGCTTGCACCATCTCACCAGACCCGCAAGATTGGCAGTTTAGACCGGTCACCAGCTTTAACAGCTTCTTGCTTCTGATGTACTTGTGTTTTATCACCTGTGCGCCCCGTCCTGTGTCCTGTTGGTGGCCTCACGACTGCGCCAGATTTCAATGTCAAGCCTTGCCGCCTCAATCTCCCATTTGAGGGTTTCTTCCTTTTCTACAGCCAGCGCCAAACCTTTGATGAGCTGGATGTACTCAGGGTCAGCATAAGCCTCACGCTCCTGTGCGTTTGCAGCCTCTACACCCGACTTTAAAGAGTCTTTCATCAGCATGGCTTTCTTAGACTTGCGAAACTCCTCAAGGTAGACCCGCTGGGCTTTGGCCTCACCGTACAGTGGCGCTCGATCCCTGATTGACTGTGCTGCGTCTTCGGGAATCAAGTCTTTTCCTCTAGGGTGTAAAACCAATCATCACCGGCCGACCATTTGCGTGTGCCGTCTACAGTCCAAAACTCTTTGGCAGCTTGAAAGTCAGGAAATTTTGTCTCAGCAGGGATCAGGCTCTGGTCGTACCACAGACACCTGTTGTTGGGCTGGCAGGCAAATTGGCCGTTGTCCAACTTGATCCAGTTAAACGACTTGTGTTCTTCAGCTTGCTCTGTAAAGCCTGTGTCAACTTCCATGCCGTCAGCGCAGAAGTCTACTGTAAACATGTAGCGCCCAAAGTGCCACTGCTTGTCTTTGCCCAAGAACTTGACGCCCAGATTGCGTAGACCAATCTTTTCCACAATGGTAAACCGGTAGCCCATGCAGTCCCACAATTGCAAGGCATCAATAGGCAAGCTAGGCAGCACTGATGTTTCGTTGTGCCACACATAAGCATGGATGGGCAGCTTGTCGTACAAAGCGCCATAGGCCGGTAACAGCGACTCAATGCGGAACACCTGACCTCGCAGGGCTTTCAGGCTAACCCAGACGGCAGGCTCTAACTCGCCATGCCCCTTAGTGAAGTTGTACAAAAATTCACGCTTAACAAAACACTTAACAGGCGGCAGTGATGCCACGATATAGCTCATTCCATCTCCTCAATCATGCGTAGGGCGGCTTCAGGGCTGTCAATCCTTGCCAAGGTACTACCAGACCAATTCTCAAAGAAATCTTCCTGTAACTTCGTTAAACGCTTTTTAGAGGTGGTTTTGATTTCCACCAAGTAAGTCTGGTGCTGATAGCCGACAAGAAGGTCAACAGGCAGGCCAATGATCCACACATAAGCGCCAGCATTGCGTAGCGCAGCAACAATGGCCTCTTGATTTGCGTCAACCCTAGCTGCGTGTCTCACTTAACAATTTCCATGCTGTTGCAGCACAGAGCGGGACTTGTCCATTGCCAATGGCTTTAAGTCTGTCCACCCGAGCGGCCACCCCATCAGCCACTCTACCCACATCGGGTTCAGTTTTCCACCAATGTCGGTCACTTGCTCCACGGCGTAATGCAAACTGTCCCAAGACCGATTCTTTCCGTCCTGCCGAATTACTGCTGCACTGCTGCCCTTGTACATGTTGGATGTTGGTGTCGGCCATGAGTCTTTGGTTATGTAACCTATCGGCGGACCTATTCCTGACCACTCCACCTGTTCTGACAGGCATCCTGCTCCCACCCCGTTCCGGCCTATCTTTGCCCTGTAATCCAATCGCTTCTTCATTGATTCCGCTGACCTGATTGGAATGTCTACTGTGCTTGGAGTTAGCCACAATCCAGATTCGTTCTCGCTTGTGGTTTGCACCAATGTCGGCAGCAGATACAACCCCCCACCGACTGTCATACCCCATTGAGGAAAGGTCTGCAAGGACTCGTTCAAGTCCTCTAGAAAGGAGCATTGGGCTGTTCTCCACGAATGCGTATCTGGGTCGAACTTCGCCAATAATCCGCGCCATTTCTCGCCACATTCCTGATCGCTCTCCGTCAATGCCTGCGCCTTTTCCAGCGGCACTGATGTCTTGGCATGGAAACCCGCCAGATACGACATCAACAATTCCTCGCCACGGCTTTCCGTCAAAGGTCTGTACATCATCCCAAACTGGGAAAGGCGGGAGAAGGCCGTCATTTTGTCGGGCGCACAGTACGCTTGCTGGGTAGGGCTCCCACTCAACAGCGCAGACTGTTCGCCATCCAAGAAGGTGTCCCCCAAGAATTCCTCCGCCAGCACCCGCGAATAAAGCCAGCTCATTCATGTTTCCTCTGCTTGTTCATTTCATCGCGCAATTCATCAAACGCCGACTGACCACGAATCCGCGCTATGTCGTATGACACCTTGCGCCACCACAAATGGGCTGCGTTTGCCCCCGACTCTCTGGCCTTCTGCCTGTGGCGCTTGATCCACTCTCTCGCCTCGCATTGCAGCATGTGGTTCATCAATGTCACCTGTTAACTCC